GCCCTCCACGCTTTGCTGGCCCGGTCCTTAAAACCCCGGTTCTCGTCGATCACCACGCACTCAAAAGGCCAAGGCTCTTTGCTCTCTTTGACCAGATCGACCAACCAAGTAAAGTTTTCCCGGTTGATCACGTACACGTCGGCCTCTGTCAACAACCCCTCTGCTCGCTGCTTAAGGGGCCCTAGGACCTTCGATACGCGTAAGCCTGATAGGTGGTCCCACTTAGCCGCTTCCGTGTGCCACACGAGCTCTGCGACCCGTTTAGGCGCCACCACAAGGGTCTTCAACCCCAGCCTCTGGACCGCAGTCAAGGTTGCCACCGTCTTTCCAGCGCCCATGCGAAGCGCAATCAACTGGTAAGTCTCGTCCAGCATTCTCTGAATCGTCACGGCTTGCGCCGGTCTAGCGGAAAATTTCATCTACCTTCTCCATCGAGTCGACCACGCGCACATCGGCGCCCAGCCCCCTCAGTATTTCAATGATTCGGTTTTGAAGTGGCGTTGGCTTTTCGCCCGGCCGCTTCAGCTCCACAAAAATAATCTTGCCCCCCGGCAGAAAAACAATCCGGTCAGGCACCCCGCTCATGGACGGCGACACCCACTTGGCCGCCAGCCCACCAGCCTCTTTGGCCTTCTTTCTCAGTCGCTCCTCAATTTTCTTCTCCAACATCGCTTTTCCAATCGCAGGGTAATAGGGCATTACAGGGCAATGCATTTCCTATATATACCTTTGGGAAACACTAACATTTGCCACAACTGTCAACTATCATCTTCCCAAAATATGTATATCTTTTTCTATTACCCTTATTACCCTAACTACCTTATTCTTCAATGATTTCAAGGACTTAAGTCAGGGTAATAGGGCAGGGTAATAGGCAGGGTAATAGGCCCCCTATTACCCTGAAAACTCAGGCTCATCGGCAGGAACCAAGAAAACCACACGCCCGTTCGTCTTTTTGCGCTGACCGCCGTTCAACTTCTTCAATGCCCTGCCGGCCGTAATCGTCTGCCCTTTTGACGGATCGCGCACTCCAATCTTCAACAGCGCGTCGGTTGCCGTCACCCACAAATCGTTTCCAAGCCCCAATTCCGACCAGTTAAAGGCGGCCGCCACGCGCTCCTCGATCGGATCGACCACCGTAAATTCCTCGTTGTGAACGTTCAACTCGCCCATCTCTTGCATGTTCAGGGCCCAGTTCTCGCCCCCAACCCACAACCCCTTCACTTCGGCCCAAAGCTGCTGCATGTCAATACCGCTGTCCAAATCGAAACCGTCAACCTCGATCGACCAAAACCTGCGGTTGCCTGTTGGGTCACTCAGGTATTGAGATTCGTTGACCGTTCCGCCAAACACGGTGCGACGACCAAAGTTCGATTCAGTCGCGGCGTACGGCCGGCGCAGCTTGTCCATGGCCTGTGTCGTGAACGACTTCAGCGCGCTGATCTCAGACTTTGAGAACGTCGCGTCAAGCTCACCCAGCTCGACGATCCAATAGGACAGGGCGATGAAGATCGAATCCTTGGACCGCATGTCAAGCGTGTGGCCTGTCAGCACCGCGTCAAGGTGGGCCGGCGCCAGCCTCTGGAACCAAGTTGTTTTGCCAATGTTCTGTGGGCCGACAAAGGTCAAGATGCCTTGGCCGGCAATGCCGTCAGGGCTGAACGCTGCAGCCACCGCTTGGATGAGCCACTTGCGCATGAGCTTGCGCTTCATCTTCTCGCCGCCGGCCGGCACCCGCACAGTGGCGTAGAAGTCATCAAGCCGCGACACACCGTCCCACGCCAAGCTGTCGATCCACGTGGCCACGGGGTTGTATTGGTTCTTGTCTGCAAGCGTGATCAGGAATTGAGAGACGTGCTTAGTCGGCATGCGCACGGTCTCGCACTCAGACAGGACGTGCGATATGGCAGCGTTGTCTCGGTTGTCGCGTGTGAAGGCTGTGTTAGGGATGAGCAGCTCGATGGCCTTCTTGATCACGTTGTACCTGACCGAGTAGTCCAGCTTGTCCATCAGCACGTAGAAGTTGGGCAGGGTGCATAAGGGATAGCCGTCGTCGTTCAAGTTGACGAAGCCGCCCGAGACCTTGACCCTTGCCCGAACCCACCCCCGCACAGTGGACAGGGGCAGCTTCGTGCCTAGGTCCTTGGCCTTTGACTGGATCGCGACCGCGATCTGTTCGCGCTCCACGTCTGACACTTCGGCAGTGTGTGCGATGCCTGCTGCGATCTTCTCTTGCAGGTGACGTATGTCAGTGCACTTCTCGACCATGTCCATCACCAGCTTCATGGCCTCATCGCGCTTGTCCAGCTTGGCCACACTGCGCTTGTCTTTGGTCATGTGCAGCAGCGACGCCAGCGTCACCGCGCCACGTCCAGTCGCGCGCTGCTGGCTAAACGTGTCCCACTTCTCAGCGCAGTAACCGGACACCCACTTGCCAGAGGCAGCGCTCCAGTTGTCCCAAGCATCAAGCCATTCAGGGTCACCGCCGCTTTGATGGTGCAGCGCAGCACCGATCTTGAGCCACTCAGCGTAGCCACCATCGGGGTCAAGGTGAACGAGCACTTCACCCACTACCCGGTCCAGCTCCCAGCCGTCGAGTGCGAACTTCAAGTTGGCGAAGCCGTCTTCGTCGTCACCCTCACTGCTGAGCGCCTCGCCCCACACCTTCTCGACCATCCAGCCAAGGTCCTGCGGCAGCACTGGCATCGACGCGTGTCCGTTGATTGCGTGGCCAGTCACTGTGAAATACCGGCCGTCTTTGTACAGCTCAACGCCAGCTTCTTTTTTGGTCCGACTGCCATCAAGGTTTGTCTGTGTGAAGATCTTTAGCCCAGTGCCAGAAGGCGACACTTCGGCGTAGCCTTCCACACGGTCTAGTGTTTCTTGGGCAAGCTCACTCAGTGAGCCTGTCACCGGATCGCGGCAGTCGTCTAAGTCGATACCATGCAGTGTGCCGCCAAGCACAATGCCGATGCCGTCGTAGTCACCCATCAGGTATTCGTCTACGGCCGCACCGAACGAAGCCCACGTAGCCGAATCGGTCGAGCTGCCCGCACCGCCCTTGGCTGAGAGCGGCATCTTGGCCCAGACTTTCTCGCCGCTGGGCTTGCTTCGCTGCACGTTCTTCCAAAGGACCCAGCGGTCCATTGCTTGCAGGTCTTGGGGTATCTTGTCTAGGCTAAGCGCTAGTACTTCAGGGCGTGTCATGATTTATCACCCCGCAACAACATCCCAATTGGAATGCCGCCAGCTTGCAGCACCGCTTTGCGTATGCCGTTGTAGCTGTCGGACTGGATCAGCGCTGCAATCACAACGCCTTGGTGCTCTTCGCTAATTTCCATTTGATCAACCGCGTCTATGCAGTCGGCCAAAAGATCCTTGTAATACTCAACGCGAGTAAACATATCATCTCCTAAATACAACACCGGCATCCGGCCGGCTCGGTTTAATTCGGCATGTCGCTGATAGGCAACATGTGCAGGAGCGCCCGCTGTATCTGTGTGTGAAAAGCGTTGACTGCTTCATCATCACAAGACACAAACATGCGCACACCCTCCTCTTCCACATCAAACACCAACTCAGCCCCCTCAGCAATCGCACGCATCGCTTGAAGGGACAAGGCTAATCTAAGTTCTATCACCGGCGCCCCTTGAGGGCGTCCCAATCAATGTCAGGCCTCATGTCTTCAGCACGCAGGCCAAGTCGCAGCAGTCGTGAGACACGCACCAACTCTGGTACGCGTGCCATTGGTATGCGATCTTTGCTGGCCCACAGTGACACAGCTTGAGAGCGTATGCCAAGGTAGTGGGCTAGGTTAACGGGGCCGCCAAAGCGGCTAATGATTTCACTTGTAGTCATGGGCTGCCATGATAGCGTTGTTTACATGTAACATGCAATAAATTTATTTTTTACAAAAGCAATGAAAGCAGTGCTATCATCACCGCTCTAAACCAACCTAAAGGACTAAACCATGAATGACATCTACCAAGGGTTCTTGAGCTTATTCAAGACGCCCACTTCCGTAGAGCTTGCTGCGCGCGAGCTTGAAGAAGCCCGCCGCGAACTACTCAGAGCGCAAAGCACGGCCGAGTACGCAATCCGAATCTCAGCATACCACCTTGACCGCATCAAGCGCTTGTCCGCTTACCTTGTTGACGCTAACAAGGAGATAACAGAATGAAATACCAAAACGAAGCAGTACGCATATACATGGCCAAGCGCCGTGCCGAGTTGCGCAAACCAGATCCAAGATTGTTTCCAAAGAACGGCGAAAGCCTGAGCACCAAAGAGTACGTGGCAAAGTACTGGGCCTTAAATTTTAACAACCAAAAACCACAGGAGTTTTTTCAATGATCACGATTACCTTTAACCCGCAGAACGCAGACCAAGTTCAGATCTTGGCTTGGGCTATGACCAAGCTCTTAGAAGCAAGCGACGCTGAGCCAGTAGCCAAAGAAGAGGCGCCAGCCAAGAAGCCGAAGGCAGCCAAAGCGGCCCCCGCCCCTGTCATCGAAACACCAGCAGAGCCAGAGGTCACGCCAGCCATCACTCTTGAGGAAGTGCGCGCCAAGCTGGTGGCCTACAAAGAAAAAGGTAAGCCACTCAAAGATTTGTTTGAGACCGTTGGCTGTGCCAACCTAAGCGCAGTGCCGCCCGAGCGTTACGCTGAGTTGCTGGGCAACATGGAGGCCGCGTAACATGGCCGAATGCCAACACCGCTGGGAGCCCGTCGAGGGTCAACCCATTTACAAATGCGCTAGGTGCAACGTCTTTATGAGAAGCATCAAATGAGCTACATCATTGCCTCGCTGCCACCGATTAAATGTTTTGTGAAGCGCGAGTTTTTGTACAACGACCACAAAGGTCACGGCGAGTTGGAGCCGGCCATCTGGGTCAGCCTTAAAGCCTTGCGTGGACAAGTGTTCCGCATTGAATCGCTGTTGCCCAACTACGGCGCGCTGTACGACAAGCTCCCGATACATGCGTATGTCTGGCATGCGGATGCCGGCAACCTGCCGATTGACACCTTGCAGTTGTGGGATTGCATGGGCTATCGATTCACAATCGTTGAGAAGATTGGCCTGCGCAATTTGGGTGTGAAGTTCTTGGGCAAAAACAAAGAATTCCATTTCGGTCGATATATGTTTACCGTAGAC